TCAGTGTACCTATGATGTGTTCTCTGAGAGCGATAGCTGAATCTCTATTGACCGGGAAATCTGGCCAATTGATGTGTACCCCCGTTTTAACGAAATCACCCACTGGTTTGGGTTTCGCGACAGAGACGAGTGCATTCTTTCCACCATATTTAGATACCTTGTCACAAATGACTTTACATACACGCTTAATTTCTTCTATAGTCAAAGGATCATCATCCTTGTAATCGAGATCTACGAAAAAGTTATATGCGTCGATGGTCTTTTGTTCGACGACATATACTTTCTCATCCGCTTTCACACATTCCACATATTTTTCATAAAAATCGGTCAATCTATCAAACGGCACTGAGAGGACTCCACCGTCCATAAGCACGTGTGATGGATTGGGGTTCTTTTCAAAGAAGCCATGGTTTTTACACCACTCCCTGAACATACTTACCAATACGTAGTTTTATTCTTTTAATCTTCTTCGACTTCTTCGAAGTTGCGCCACATAGTTCGTCTATAAGAAATATCTGGATATTCCGGTTCGTCTTCGGAAAGTTTCTTTTTTAATACGAGAAGTTCATACACTTTGTCTTCCTTGTGATTATCAATAAAAGCATTCGCTTTACTGGGTGTGTACGAGTGTCTATCTACGAGCAATTCGTGTATTTGCATTAGAATGTAGTTCTTAGACTTCATTATTTAATAGCAAAGGATTTTCTATCCAACGATGTAACACACGCATAAAATTCTGGATTTTCTAGGATATTCTTCATGATTCGTTCCCACTGTTTCTTTACTCTGAATTCTTGAAGGGTATCGAACGACATAAAATCATTTTCATCGTGTGTGCGCTTGATTGGTTGTTTTTGTATTTTTTTTGCTATTGTTTTTTGTTTTTCATCGTTAAATTTTTTTACTAGTTCCAGTTGTTCGGGTTTCGTGTAATTTACGTAAAACACAAATACATTATATTCGAGATCAACAGTGGGACTCTCTTTTACTGTAAATTTAAAGTCTGTGTATTCGCCCCGTTTTAAGGAGACCACACCACGAGTCTCTTCTTCAAGTTCTCGGAGGGCACACCGAATAGGATTAAAAATCTCTCTTCGGCGACACCCCCCGGTCACGAATATCCAATCTTTAAAGCGCTTATCTCTGACTGTGAGGAACCTTGGCTTGTCGCCCGTAAATGTTACCGGTATCGCGATTGCTTTATATTTTTTCATTGCGATGTCGCAAGTTATAATCGACCGAGATGTTAATTATCCGCTGAATCGGCAACTTTCTTTACGGGAACGGGTTCTTCATCGTCGTCATCATATTCGTCTTCCTGTTGAAGAGCCTGTGGACGTGGTGGTGGAGATTGTTGCGCTTGAACGAGTTTATTACAGAAACCTTTGATGCCTTCAATATCGGATTTCGCTTTCGAGAATTCATTGAACATGTAGGCTGTCGCTGCGATGCAAACGATGACAGCCACGATCGTGAGTGTTTCTCGATCGAATGACAACATATTTATGTAATAGAAACGTTGAATCTTTTTAAGTAGCTTCCTCGTGATTTATAGGAGCTATGAATTTTTCTAGTGTCCTGGATTTTGGATTGTACGTGAGTATGAAGACAAATGCCAAGAGAAATATGTACTTCCAAAGCATTTGTTATTAGTGTGTAAATAAATTTAGTTCGAGTACATCAAACCACCCATACCATTCTCGATGCGGAGGATGTTATAGTTCACGGCATACACGTCTTGTCCCGCGGTGAAAGAACCACCGGTAGACACGAGACGCGCGGAATCCAATCGACTGAAGTTGAGCGAACCCGTGGGTTGCAACTTGGAGGTTTCGAGGCAGAATGGGTACAAGAAGTAGTTACCCGCATCACCTTCGATGGACGAAGCCGCGGTGTGATAGTACAGAGACGTTTCCGTGTAGTGTGGCACAGTTGGCTTGGAATCCGTGACATCCGTACCGTTAATTTGGAGCTTAATGCTACCCGTGGCAATACCCAAAGCCGTGGCATCAAACACATTGGATGACGCCAAGAGCTTGATTGGGTGATTGAAGTTAAGTTCTTGCATAGCACTACCGGATGCGATGGACTTTTGGGTTTGGGTGACGACCATGTTTTGTGGCATGGACGCCAAAGTGGTGCGTTCATCGGTATCCAAGTAGATGTACTGCGCGTGCACTTCATAATCATTCGCCGCTGGTGTGTTCCACGTGATACGCAATTCCACGTCGTGGTACTGGAGTGCGATCAATGGGAGTGCAGATTGCCAGTTCTCACAGAAAGAGAAGCGAAGTGGATAGAATCGAGTGGTGCTCGTAGAAGAGCGGTCTGGACCCTTGCTTGTGTTTTGAGCCATGATAGTTGGTGCGATGTACTGGGAGAAATGCGACGTTTGATCGTCGATGACTTGTCCACCGATCAGAAGTTCGACCTTCTTGATTCGGCTCGCCCATTGCGCCTTGGTGAGTGCAGCTGGGGTACGTTGCGTAATGTAGGCATATCCAAGAAGATCACCTTTGCGTTCGAATCGAACTGTGGAGATACCACCATTGGTTGGGATGCCCTGGAGCACTTGGCGCTCCACAGTTTGGGCGAAGTTCGTGTGACGACGATAGCTCGAGCGGAAGAAACTGACTTCGGGTTGGCCGACGAGGTGCGCATCTTGGGCACCGACAGCGACGAGTTGGGCAATACCACCAGACATTTTATATATAGTGAGGTTATTTTTTTAACTAGAATCATCTTTACATGAGTGTTCCTTGTCATGTAAAGATAACGGGAGGATGAGTCGAACATCCGACTTTCGGGTTATGGGCCCGACACGCTAAACCACTGCGTCACCCCGTTTGCACCAAAGGAGATTTGAACTCCTGACCTCGCGCTTACTAAACGCGCGCTCTACCCCTGAGCTATTGGTGCTTGGTCTCCGTCTCGGGGTTTCGATCCCCGTACTTTGAGGTTAACAGCCTCACACTCTTCCGATTGAGTTAAGACGGAATGATCCGACCTAGGTGATTCGAACACCTGACCCATGGAGGGTTATATCATACTACTACAATCCATTGCTCTTCCAACTGAGCTAAGGTCGGATAAAGCTCCCACCTGGACTCGAACCAGGGTTATTGGATTCAAAGTCCAAGGTGATTACCACTACACTATAGGAGCTATATGGTTATTACACACTTTTTCTTTAAGCTCGTTTACGTATTTAAAGTGATACATGACTAATGAAAATGTACCAGCTGATATATTTGTGATTATCATGGGAACGATGTTATTATATATGGAATAGACAAGTGCGAGTATACTTGCGAGGAGATTTAAATGTAAAAACGAATAATTTATCGCTTTCGCATCACTATTTTTATACACATGCATGACCTCTGGTATAAACATGAGTGTTATTATGATAGAACTCGCGAGTCCTAACACATCTATGATATTCATTTCAACTTCTTTAATTCATCTATTTCTAGTTTAAGTTCCTTTATGGCTTCAACGAGGAGACCCGCCATGTTACCATAGGCAAGTGCGTAATTTGTTTCTTCTGAGCCGGTCACGGCTTCGGGTAGAACTTTGAGTACTTCTTGTGCGATGAGACCGGTGTATCTCTTGTCTTTCATGGTGAATGTATATCCATTTAACTTTTCAATTTTATCAAGGGCGTTTTCTATTTTTTTAATATCACTTTTTGCTCTTAAATCAGAATATGCGATAATGTTTCCTGTTGCGTATATGTCGCCAGACACGTGCAATTTGTAGCTCGGTGAGGTCACCCCAATCCCGACATTGCCACCGTCTGCTATTGTCATAGCGTGTGACATAGTAGCATCACCGGTGAGTGTTCGTGTAAAAAAAGTTAAACGACCACGGGTATTATCACTTCCATCTTCCAAAGTTCCTTTAATTGCCGCAAAATATCCCTGGTTTGCACCAAACATAATCCCACCACCACTACCTGTGCTGTCATCACTACTTTTTAATGCAATAAGACCACCCGTTGAACCATCTTGATCAAATGTAGTCTCGGATGTTTGTCCAGCTCCGTATAATTGTAATTGAGCGGCTGGACTCACCGTCCCAACCCCGACGTTGCCATTGGAATCAATCCGCATTCGTTCCGCGTTACTCGTCGCGAAGTTAATTGTATCATTAGCGGGAAACCCAAAGTATGTATTGGTATCGCTCGTATGGTAAAGGTAATCACCTAAACTCATTTGTGTGGAATATAGTCTGTTGTTTGTATTATCAAAAAAGAGTGCCGAATCCTCATATAATCGTTTATACCCAGCCGTAGTATTCTGTGTAAATACTATAGGACAGTTGGCATCTCCTGTATCATCGTTGGAAATATAAGGTTCAACTATAATATCACCACTCCCATTGAAGTCGACACCGTTAATAGTACGCGTCGTTTGTAAAGTTGTCGCTGTTGAGGCATTCCCAGATAGAGCACCAGAAAATGTGGGTGCTGTCACAGTTCCTCTAAATTCCCAGTTGTTGCTATTATAAAAGTTCCTCGCCGTCCAGTTATACGCCCCATTGTCAACCCTGTACATAGTAATATAATCTTGACCAGCTCCGGTACTCGTCGGTGAATTATCACCATTGTATTCTATACCACCCCCATATGCAC